GATAAGTTTATCGGCTGTATCAGAATTATTCTGGTTGTCTGGGTTTGACACTCTCGCACAATATGCAATAAGGTCTTGCACATTATCGACACCGATAACTCTATCTGGTTTAGAATAAGAAATTAAACGTACTTTCATAATATCTCCAAAAGTGGTGCCGGTGAGAAGATTTGAACTCCTGACCTACTGATTACAAATCAGTTGCTCTGCCAACTGAGCTACACCGGCACTCAACCCTTATCGTCTACGATTTTGTGGACGATAACCTTTCGGCCAACTAGGTTGGCGTGAGGCGAGTTTCTTTACTCGCTCCCTTAACTCCTCATTGGCTTTCACCAATTCGGCGTTATCAAAACCAAGCGCCTTAACTTGGTTCTCCAGCTCTTCCACCTTAGAGGCGAAGAAACCTTCTTGACGGACGGCGGGATCACCGTCCAGATGCATTGTTACTTCCATTTGAAGTCTCCATTGCAAGGGTTGCTGCCGTCATGCCCGACAGTTAACATAATATAATATTACTACAGTTCATTGAATAAGTCAAGTGCCTATAGAGGTAATTGGGCACATTTTGGTAAATAATTTAATTCTCTTGCGTTTGCTTCGATTTTCTCTTTTAATGCTTTTGATATTAATGGTCTTAACGAATCTGGCTCTAAACCTTCTGTTTCACAATACCACAACACGGCATCCATATGAGTTATTTCTTTTTCGAGAACTATCTGTTCAATTTTTAGGGAAAAGGTTTTAGAAGTATTCAATGGCATTTAATCATCCTATAAAAAGTTTGAGGGCTAACCGTGGACCCCCACGGATGTATTACGGCATCACCCGAAATCCGGGCCGAGGTTTTAAGTCTCTCGGCAAGACCACCAAACACATGTCTTTGGCCAGACTGGTCCTTTTGTAATGGGGATGTTTTCTAATGGAAGTACACCCCCTAAAACTTCTTGGCATTAAGCCCTTAGTGCCGCATATCCAGCTGCAACTACCGCCTTGGTAGGTGTGCCAATCATATACTTACGATATGTCTCACCATCATAAGACGATACACGATTGTTCAGATAGATTGCATAACCTTCTGAACGAAGTTTACTGATAACTGCACGAACATTTGCAACACCATAACGTGCCGAAATTTGTTTAGCAGTTAGTTCTGCACCATCAATAAGTGCATTTAAGACCTTCTGGGTCTGGGTAGTCTTGGTAGTCATAATCTAATAATCTCCTTATCATGACAAATAGGATAGAAGTATTCCATCCTTTGAAGTGGTGGGTATTCTGTTGCAAGGAACCCACCGAACCCCATAAGGCTTAAGCTGCTAGAGCGTAATCCTCATATGAAACGAAATTATCGTTTGCGTTTACTTCAGTGACCTATAAGGCGGTCAATCCACAGTTCTCCACTTCTCTAATCAACACCTGTCGATCCTGTTTCGCCCCCATCATAAACACTTGGGTTTCACCGCCTTGGCCAGGGAACTTATTTTCGATGCCAAGTGTTTATGGTGGAGGCGTTGGGTACTGCCCCCAAGTCCAGTCTGCCTTTTGATATGTTTCATCAAACTGTATCTTATTTATACCATGTGGCCAGAGATTTGTCAATACCTAAATTGGAATTAGTTTAATTTTTTGTTGGTTTTGTTTTCTATCTTGATCAAATTTTCCAGGCGCTAGCGCCCAACCAAGTTGATTACCGTTTTTATTTCCCAATCTTATTACTACAGACTGTCTGTCTAGATGATCTCTATAATGAAGTAAAGCACCCATGACATAAAATAGAATAGGTGTTGGAAATCCAATACAATCTTGTGCCATAATTTTCTGATTAATCATAAAGACAACTAGACTTTCACCTTTCATATCTGCATTAACAATATCAATGATTGTTTCTTCGTCTTTGCAGATAACTTGAACTGATATTGGTTCGCCTATTCCCCAAATTACTTCATCAAATTTATCTTTGGACAGCGCTTTATTAGGAGCGCACACCAGCAGGAATACGCTGGCCAACGCTGTCAATAGAAATTTCATTTCTTTCTCTCCATTCTGCGATAGTTTCAATGAGAGACTCAAGATAATCGTGTTTGTTCTTTATAAATTCTTGCACGGTTCCGTCTTCAGTGACAACAAGAATAACAACCTGTTCAATAATTATGCCTGTTCTTTCTCCGAACATCTCAGCATAGGCAGAACCTTGTATATAGTAGTTCTCATTAAAAGCATCTGTACGTTCTTTAGTTGAGGTCTTGAAGTCAATGATTGACAACTTCCCTTTATAATTCGCAATGCAGTCAACTCTACCAGCAACTTTGTATTTATCACTCCATAAACCACACTCTTGAGCATATATATTATTTATATGACATAGGGCTTTTTCACGCAAAACACGAAATAAAGCATATGGAAGAAAATGTTTCTGATGTTCCTTCCATTTGTCAGGCCAGTCAATATGCATATTATTAAGGTAATCCTCACACATATGATGAACCTTTGTGCCTCTTGCAGCTGCGGTTCTTGCAATATAGTTTGCTACATCCTCACCAACACGCTTACGCCACTCAAACAGTCCTTTCTTATTACGGACTGATAGAACAGTAGTAATGGATGGATATTTATTACCTTCTGGTGTTTCGTATAGACGAACACCGTCTGTAGTCTTTGCCTTAATCTCTGGTATAGAAACTGGACTGTGAGAAAACATTTGATTTTCCATTATGCTGATATACTCGTTGTAGTTTGATCACGTTGACTTGGAATAGTCTGTAAATTTGCAAACCTATCATATACTAATAGAGTAGATTCAGACACAGACATTGTTCTTCCAGCTGCATCTAATTGTTCAATCAGAGCAATGTGTGCTATTCCAGAAGCATCTTGTGAAGGCCTTGTAAAATATGTTGTATAGGTATCAACGGCACCTATCGCCTCTACTGGATTAATTGACATCTCGCATCCTATCCACTAAACGCTCTGCCCTTGCACCAACTTGACGATACCAACGGCTGTCAACCATCTCATCGGCGGCCTGATTCCAATCTTTTGCATCAACGCCACGTTTCATTCCGGCAAATTTAGACAGTCTTGGTCGCCCAAGATTAAACATCATATTTGCAATTATTTGTTGAGCTTCTTCTGGCAGATCATCAAAGTCTGGGTAAAGGATGTTGCAGTCTGACAAGACTGTTTCGATATCCGACTCGAAGGCTTCAATAACTCTATCTTCAGAGACAGGCGTTCCGAGCGGTTGGCCGTTTTCGGGGTCAGACTCAAGAACCAGATGGCCGACGCCAAAAGTAGCGTAGCCAAGATGATCATTGTAAATTTTGTATACACATCCCTCATCAATTTCCAACTGCTCTCTAAGTTCATCTACATTCATATTTATTCTCCTTTAGGTGCTGGGGTAAGTTTATGTTTTGTTACAGGACGTAAACTCTTTTCCCAATCAACGACTAGATTTCCAACTGCCATAATTCTCTCATGGTCACAATTATGATCTGGAACTGAATGATATAACCATGCAGGCCAGAGGATCAGTTGACTTTCTTGTGGTTCTACTTGTGTAAAAGACTGTGAATAATATGCATCTGGGAAAACCAGAGGAGCACATTTTTTACACCCCTTAACACAATATGTAAAACTCCAAGTATGAGGCCAATGCTGATGTGATTTGGTCATTTGCCCCTTGGTATATATCAATCCCCAAGAGTCTGCTACTGAATAATCATACTGTCTAGGATCACCAGATTCATTTGTTGCATTTGCTAAAGGGATAGTCTTAGCAAGACTGATAACCAATTCACCCAATTTCTTAAATGAATCATATTTCTTATCCATATCCCAGCGTGTCATCAAACACTTCGCAGCTGTTTTATGGTTTAGTCGATCACCAGCATTACGAATATCATTTCCCAACATCTCATTAAACTTTTCAATATTGGTTCCCTGTAACGTCTTAACCTTTACAGGAGACTTCATCTTAAATTCAGGCCAACCCTCTTGAGTTGGTTTCACATATATTTTATTCAACACCAATACCCATCTTGATTTTGTTGATGAGATAACTTCGCACAAATCCAGACCTGACAATATCGCCAATATTGAACTCTGTGCAATTAAACTCTTCCATCTCCTCTAGGATTCTCAGAAAATCATGCAGTCCATTTTTTTCATTTTGTTTCTGCAAATCTGACTGGCCAAAATCACCACAGAATACAATCTTGGAGTCTTGTCCTACTCTGGTAATAATCGTGTCCAACTCATGAAAGTTTAAGTTTTGACATTCATCTACTATAATGATACTGTTGTCAAATGTCAAGCCCCTTAGAAAAGAAGTTGATAGAAAATACAACGAACCTTGCGCTTTCAGTTTATCATATAGATTGTTGAACGATTGCTCGTTGGGCATCTGGAACATGAAACGAACCATGTTCTGGTACGGTACTTGATACAAAGCAGCTTTGTCTTCCTCATCGCCCGGCAAGAATCCAATCTCCCGTGTTGGGATAAGAGAACGAACCAGAATTACCTTGTCTGCTGGATTTTTCATATCCAACACATCTTGCAAGGCAAGATACAAGGATATAAATGTTTTACCCGTACCAGCGGCACCGAACAAAAATTGATTTTTGTCTTTCTTCCAAGTATCAAAGACAATTTTTTGATTATCAGTGATAGGTTTAACATCTACCAAACTTGAAGTGCTTATTTCTTTTGATTGTTTTTTCGATGCCATTTATTTTCTCGCTTTATGTTTCTTATATATGTTCTCTGCTTGCAAACGTTTAGTACTTTTACCACTACCATACTTATCTGCCATAGGTGAATCTGGATGTTTAGATGCAATATTACTCATAACATCATTAAAACCAGAATCATTCTTCGGCCCGACTCCCATAACATGATCACCAACCATTGCTGGTGCCTTACCATGCCACACTCTTACTACCTGTGGGTTTTTCTTCATGTATTCATCGTATTCAGCAAGGGGCACATTTTCATCGTACTCTACACCCGCTTCTTCATTATAAAATGTATATGTCGGCATTAAAAATTAAACTCCAATTGTCCATTACCTCCACTCTCATAAAAAGAAAGTGCGGTTCTTAGTTCCTTGATTTTCACATATGAATTTTGCAAACTTTCTTGCAGCTGTGAAATTTCTTTTTTTAAAATATCAACTTCTGTATAGATCAGTTGTTTCTCTCTATCGTCTAACTTGAGATGTAATGAATTGAACATTGGTTCTTCCTCTTTAAGCCTTCGACTCATGTAGTCCCAATAAGGTTCCCTCTCCGGCGGCATCGTATTTCTCCACAAAAAATACTGGTGTTTCTCGTTTAGACCATCGTGCAAATTCTGATTTCTCTATTATATAGTAGTTTTGATATGCGAGAACAGTGTCCTCACCCTTACAATAATCCGGCATACATTGTGGTGGGTCAGTGAAAGGAGCGTTCTCATCCATATTTTGAGGGCGACCTGACAATCCCATGTTTAGTTTTTCTGAAGCATGAATTTTGCCATAACGATATGTGTATTCTTGCATAAGAGCTCGCATATGATTATACAGCCAAAGGTAATTCAATCCACTAGAACGAACCCAAATGGTGCTGGGATGGTTCTTGTGAGCTATTTTGTATAGACCATACTTGTCAGCATAATCGTCACCATCAAGAACACGGTGTGCAGTGGAGAGCATTTGGGCACTCTCCAGTATCATCTTAACCACATGCTTGTCACACATCATCTGTGCGGCAACTACAGGGTCACGGTCTAAGTAAAAGATATTCATTCTTTCTCCCAACGATAAAAAATATGATCACCAATCTCTGTGGTTCTCGTCTTGGTTTTAGCCCAACTTGGTTTGACATAATCAGCATGGTAATGTGTTGCACCATCAGTTATATCAATGAACTGTATATCATTATGCATGATTAGCTTAGATAAGTCAAGAGCCTTTTTCCAAGCTTGATCATTTTTAGGTTCGTCAGATAATCCATCACAATACCAACTAAATTGGCAGCGATTTTTTATTGGATATGACTTACTAGGGTCTTTCCAAGATTTTCTTGTTGGTCCTTGATATACTACCTCACATACCGAGTTAGGAAATCTCTCGTCATTGACTCTATTGAGCACCACAGCAGAGACAGCAAGTTTCCCTGCTGTTCCTTGACTTCTTGCCTCATAGTACATATTTTTTGCAAGACACTCCACAGAATCAGAAAGCACTTTATCTGAATTGCCAGCGATACTCGCTGTTGGTTGAGCAATGCCTATTAGTAATATCGCAGCAGCTAGTGTTTCATTCCCTATCAAAATACGATATCCTTGAAAGTTACAATATCCACCAGCTCTTCTACGACAGCCCTGCCGTGAGAGGTAAATAAGAAACCATGTTTATAGACCCAATGCTCAACATCCTGTTTCCCGTAGAATGTCTCTTCATCAGTTAACCACCGTAGAGCGGTTTCACGATCATCAGCACCGTATGTGTTGATGGTATCACCGACTAACGCTTCAAAGTCAGCAATGGCAATCTCGGCAGCATGTGCCTCTTCTGCCTCTGCGACCTCTACCGCTGCACCAATACGGTTAGCTTCTTTGCGAAGGTCATCCATTGACATGGCATCAAAGTTGTAGTGCCGACCCTTGACACCAAACGCCGCCTTATGCATGTCATAGATGAAACACTCAAGGTCATACCGCTCGTCCTTGAGGATATCCATATCAACCATGTCAATGTTATTCATTATTTAACTCCATATTCTTTCATAAATTTTTCAGTCAGCG